GGCTCCTCTTCGGCAAGCCGTTTCATAGCCCGGTCGACGATCTGCCCGATCCGCCGCTCGGTCCGCCGCTCGATGGCCGCAACGACGTTCTCGTTCTCGTCGGAGGGGATTTCCGCGAGCACCATTGCGATCTGCGGCACATGATCCGTGTCATTGCCGCCTCGCGCCCCTTTCAGCTCGATTCGGCCGAGGACGAGCCGTCTTCGCAGGCGCAAAACGCCGGCGCGACAGCAGCCCCAGCGGCCGATGCCGATTGGCCGCTGTTTCCGATGACGCGGCTGCGTCCGGAACAATTGATCGGCTCGATTCTGCAGAGCACGTCGCTGCGTACGATCGATCAGCACTCGCATCTCTTCGTGCGCGCGAAGCGCTACTTCCAGGAAAACGAGTTCGTCAAGCAGTATGGCGACCTGGGCGACAACGAGCTCGACGAGCGGTCGGGCACGATTGCGCAGGCCCTGTTGCGGATGAACGGCAAACTCGCCTCCGAAGCCCTCCGTGCCGAAGGGATGAGCGCGACGAGCCGCATCGCCAGCTTTGCCGACACCGACGAAACGTGCCTCGAGACATGCTATCTCGTCGCCTTGACCCGCAGGCCGACACAAGCGGAGAACGACTATTTTCTGCCGCAGCTCGCCTCTGCCGCAAAGTCGGGGCGGAAGGACGCGCGCACCCAAGTCGTCGAAGACATCTTCTGGAGCCTGTTCAACTCACCGGAGTTCTCATGGAAGCATTGAGAAGGCCCGATTTCCCTGCCGTAAGTCCTTTCCCAGCAATCAGATAAAACTTTCCACTTTTTTCATCTTCCCCCGTCTTGTTTGTGCAATTTTGCGGGTATTTGCGGTCATTTGCTCCCCGTTTGTGCAAGAGTTTGTGCAAAGGGAGCGGTAAGCCCGTCTGTTCCACTAGCGAAGCGAAGCACGACGAGCCACCGCCCCCGCTCCCATCGTACCCGCCAAGCAACAAAAAATCCCCTGCCACACTCCCTCTTGGGACACTGCGACAGGGGACGAGCCGCGACAGGGGCGGCTCACGGCTCTTGCGGTTCAGGGGGAGCAACAGGCACGACAGGGGCGACCCGCAATCCCGTCTTCCATTCGGGGCGACCATCGAACGACGTATCGTGAGTTTCTTGGAACGCTGGGACTTTGTGATTGTCCGACGAGGCGGAAAGCAACCACACCCCCAACAACGTCCCCAGTGGAATCACGAACAGCAGGAAGAACACCGCTCCCATTGATTGCTCTTCCCGATTCGTCCGCAACCCCCCAGCGATTGATTCTTGTAGTCGGCTCAATTTCTTTCCCTTTCTGATTTCCGAGCAACGAAGCGACGAACGACCGTAAAGCCGACGAGCGATCCACCGATCACAAGCGGCGACGATGCGGCCGTGAAATCGTCATGCGACACCCGCACGATGATTACGCCTAGAACAGTGGCCAGAAAAACGACGATCACAAAGGTTCGTTCTTTCATCGTTCCCACTCCGTTCGGGATGCAAACAGGGACGAATTGCCCCCAACAATTTGAGCGCGCCAAAGTTTCCCCCCCTTGTCAATGCCCGAACCGCAATTCCGCCAAGATTGCGACAAATGCACGGAAAACCCCTACCAATGAAAAAACACCCCTGAAACTCTCCAGGGGTGCCTACAACGCATCGGAGCGAAGGGGTGTCTCTATCCCTTGAACAGTTTGGCAATCGCTCCTGCCTCGTCCAGTGCTTCCTTGAACTCATCCACCGAACCGCACTCCCCGATCGCGTCGGCCAGTGCCTTCGCGTCGTCGTAGTTGCCACCGAACTTGTCTTGGACGAGGGCAATCGCCGCTTTGATCTTGGTAGGCGTCAATCCGTTGGATTCCACCTTGCCTTTCTTCGGCGGTTTCTCGCCCGCGACTACGTAACGAAGTTCAATCTTCGCCCTGTTGACGGACGGGCCGGCGGGGGCCGTTGTCCATGTCCAATCAGGATCGGCTTTAATGTCTGCGTACTTTGCTTCCCTGTTCTTTCTAAGGACTTTCAGGATAACGGCGTATTTTGCTGCGTTGTCGTCGCCCGCCACTGGGGGAACTCCCTTTGGTTTTTTTACCACGATGAAACACCCTTTCCGTTGGGTTTGAGGATTGAACAGGTTTAGGACAAGAGTTTTTCGAGCGATTCGCCATACTGTTGAACTAAGGCAAGTGCCTTTTTGTAGCCGCCGCAAGAGACGATAAACGACATTACAAGTGCCGCTTGGCTTGCGACACCCTTTGCCCCCTCGTCAGCGTCGACCGCTTCGAGGATCAACTCGGACAATCCATCGTCGGCGGGGGTGTGCGAATCAGGAACACCCGTAAGACCGTGCTTGTTCGTATTTGGCAATTTGCCCCTTCCATTCTCGACGGGAGTGATTCCCAATTCTTTGCGGACACGACCGAGCAATACGCCACCGACCTTTTCCCGCTTCCCAAACACCTTGATCCACTGGGGCGATTCTTGTACGTCCGATGATCTTGCGTCTGGAACCGCTTTAAGCACTTGACGAATGATTTCCCGTTTCTGTTCGATTTTTTCGCGGAGCATCATCATAAAACCCTTTTCGCTAGTGGAGAGAACAAAGAACAAAGCACAATCTACCGACACCCCTACCCGATTACAAGCGACCGCTAATCAAGAGGGAAACAAGCAACCATAGGAACAGGCAAAGTACAGCGATTATCACCTTCATTGCTAGAAGGTCTTTCCGATGCTCACGCCGTTCCTTTCGGAGTTTCCCGATACGACGAGCCATTTGAGCAAGCATCGACCATACCGCCTTTTGCCGTTCGGCCGTCATGCGTGCCGCAAGAGCGAAGACCTTTTTCATGGCAACGCCTTCACGTCTGCCGAGACCGATAGATGGCAAACCACAGGCGGATGAATTGGTGGGCTGGAATTGACGAACACAGGCGGATGATGAGGCAAGCATTTCTTGCGATTGGGAAGAAACCAACGCCAGATAATCCGCATCCCTTTCCCATCGTCCGCTATCTCTTCCACGTCCGATTCCCGCTCTTCATCGGTCTCCGCTCTTCCATCGTCCTTAATCTCCGCACGTAAGACCTTGACGTGAAACGGGCAGTTTATCCCTAACGTCGCCCGATTGCCCGACACCTTCAACACCTTCACGGTTACCGTCTGCCCGATCGTCAATGATTCGCCTACCCTTCGACTGAGAACAAGCATTTCTAAACTCCCTTTCGCTAGTGGAATGAACCTTCCAGCGATTAAGGGCGCCATCGTGTCGCCGAATTGTCAAGGGTAATCCACCACAATTCCCCCGCACTCGGTAGAAGTCCTATCATGCGAGAACCCGCTATTCGCCATGATGAGCCGTTGGAAAGGCACCCCATAATACAGACAAAGATTGCCTCATCTTGCCTCATCTAGTCGGCTCTAAGTGGGGCAGAAACTCTGCCGGCTTTCGGCCCTTCCCGCCTACCTTCGGATGCAGTGGAGTTGTGCTGTTCTTTGTGCAAGGGAACGTGAGCAAACCCCTATTTCCATAGTGTCACACGCATTGCGTCTATCTCTCCGTAGTCCTGATAGGACTATCAAGCCACTTTCCCCGCCCTATTCCTGCCGTCCCTTGCTCCTACCCGCACCCCCCGCTCCGTCGCATATACGCCCCGTAGGACGCATCCAAGCGGTAGAAGGCACGAATACTGCCCCTCGTCGCCCCCGTATTGTCTGCGATTATCCTGATTATCCAGGGGCGAAGGCAGAAGGGGTGCGAGTGCGTAGCGGGCAAAGGGCAAAAAAAGTCCGACCCCCACCCCCCCTACCGCGACTGTCCCCTTTCTCTAATTCCAAGAAAATGATTTCGTAATTGGTAATGGTCTTACTCTTATATGTTATGGAAACTTACCAAGACAGATACTCAATAGGCGACAAGTTCAATCGGCTTACTCTTCAAGAGATATTACCCAATAACAGATGCGAAAGTGTTTGCGAGTGCGGCACCATCAAACACTTTCGCACTTCTAGCGTCATACATGGAGAAACTAAATCTTGTGGTTGCCTCCGGAATGAACTGGTAGCAGAAATCAATCGAAAAGGTATCAGGGGAAAAGGCAATAGAAAGCATGGCAAGAAAGGTACTCGCATATACATCACTTGGAAGGCAATGAAACAGCGGTGCTATAACGAACGGTGCAAGTCATATCCACATTACGGAGGAAGAGGTATCAAGGTATGCGACCGCTGGCAGGACTTTGCGAACTTCTACGCCGATATGGGCGACAAGCCGGAAGGTCTATCTATTGACCGAATAAATAATGACGGGCACTACTCGCCAGATAACTGCCGATGGGCGACACGTAAGGAGCAAAATCGCAATCAACAAAGGCACCGCCAACATTGAACCCCCTTTGATTCCCGTCGAGTAGGTGTCCCCCCCCTTTCCCCAAAAAAAGAACCTTAGCACTCTACCTAATGAGTGGAAGCCAACCTGATCAAGTGCTGCGATTGTGTCGAGGGGATGAAGTCCCTGCCCGACAACTCGATACCTTTGACGGTGACAAGTCCCCCCTACGATAGCATCCGAGATTACGACGGCTACTCTTTTGACTTTCCCGCTATTGCCGAGCAACTGTATCGCATAACGAAACTCGGTGGCGTTGTCGTTTGGGTAGTCGCCGATGGAACTATCAAGGGAAGTGAGAGCGGAACGAGTTTCAGGCAAGCACTCGGCTTCCTAGATATTGGCTTTCGGCTACACGATACGATGATTTATCAAAAGGCAAATCCCCAACCGAACAACGCTCGACGCTATGAACCGTCCTTTGAGTTTATGTTTGTATTGAGCAAGGGGAAGCCGACGACGTTCAACCCGCTTCTACTGCCTTGCAAGATGGCCGGCAGGATAAATGCCGGAACTAGAAGACACGATCCCAAAGGCGTACTAGAAGCGAAGGACGGCAACGGCAAGCCATATAAACCCACTAAGCCCAGGCCGAATATATGGACTTATGCCGTTGGTTCGTTCTTTCATCGTTCCGATCCCCTTTGCAAACTTCATCCAGCGACGTTCCCCCTTGAACTCGCCAAAGACCATATAAGTTCGTGGAGCAACGAGGGCGATTTGATACTTGACCCGATGGTAGGAAGCGGTCAAACCGCCATAGCCGCTATGCAACTCGGCAGGAAGTATATCGGGTTTGATTGCTCGCAAGAGTATTGCGACCTAGCACAGAAGCGATTGGAGTGGTATCGGGAGAAAAAAGACCTTCACCCGCCTAGATAGTTTGTGGCAATCTCCGTCGTTCAAGTTTCATCCGCAGGCCAAGGGGCTTACGTTCCATCGGTTTCTACTCCTATATTTGATTCTAATGTCACAACTGGAAACAGTATCGTTGTCGGCGTATTTGGCTTTAACGACTATGCTATCTCGCCATATAACGCACTAGAGGTGACGGATTCGGTTGGCAACAGTTACACAAACATCGCCTTCAATCAATCCAGCGATGGCGGGCCAGGATCGGCCGTCGGACCTTTTGTCGGATTCTGGATGGCTAACAATGTGACGGGGGGGGTTGATGTTACCACTACCTTAACAGTGGTAAGCGGCACGGTCGGCAACTTCTCCATAGTTGCTTGCGAGGTTTCTGGTATTGGTTCCACCATTGACAATGAAAATGTCGCTTACGGCACAAGTGACCCGCCGACTGCCGGAGCGTTATCTACGGGCAATGCTAATGATATAATCTTTGTGGGTTTCGCTAATGGCACCTACGGGGCTTCTCTAACGAGTGTCTTCCCGCCGGTCGGCTACACGGTGTTATACGAAGACATCGACGCCACGACATACACTATCGCTGGCTGTTTAGCTTACAAGATAGTTAGTACGACGTTATCCGATGTTGATCCAACATTCACTTCGACATCAGGGACCGAAAACTGGTACGGTTGTGGTGTAGCCGTCGAAGCGGGAGGGACTATTCCCGGCTTCCTTCTCTGCAATGGTCTTCCTGTTTCGCTTAATGGACTTCCAGTTTATATATAAGGTATGTCGTCTCAATCCTTATTTCCTAGTACCGTTGTCTCAAATGTCTCCCTCACGGGTTTTTCCCAAAATGGCAACATCACTTGGACAAATCCAACTAACGTTGAAACGACGAATGCCGTATATACAACTGCCATAACATCAACGTCCAATCCTTATTCTTACATCCTCACTTGTACAAACTTTGGGTTCTCAATTCCCAGTGGCTCAACAATCAACGGAATCTCTGCTGCGATTATCGGGCATGTAAGCATCACGACGAGGGGGCAGGACTTGCAAGTGTCCTTGTTGAAGGCAGGAACAGGCGTAGGAAGCAACTACGCAACGCTGCAAGGTGTTGGCATTACCGGATCAACGACGGACGTGACAGAAACTTATGGGAGTGGCACGACAGACTTATGGGGAACGACGTGGGCATATACCGACATCAACAGTAGTGGTTTCGGTATCGGATACGAAGGACAGAGCGATACCAGTAACTGCACCTTTTCGATTGACTCAGTGAAATTGACGGTCTATTACACTGGGGGAGCGGCAGGAAGTAGCTTACTACTTACACCTATGAATAGCTCTAATTGCATTACACCATTGAACAGCAAGAATTGCGTTGTCCATTGGTTCTAGGTTATAGACCGCCTGATTGAATCAGGAACGGAGTGCCAGGATTCACAATCATAAACCCGCTTGAAATGCTCGTCCCTATTTGTTGCCGCACGTCACCGCTCGCAAATCCGCCAGACATAAAGCCGCCGGACGATAGACATAGCTGCCCGCTTCTGCCAACCCATACTGGTTGTCCGTATTGTGCGAAGTTCGTTAGACCCGACGCATTAGTTCCGCCAATCCCCTGCGAAACAAGATTAACACCTAGTGTAACGCCCGAACTGAATTGTCCGGCCACAACACCAACTGCCGGCATTCGACCGCTCACACTTGCCATAGCAATCCAAAGATTCCCGCTTGGCGAAATGGCAACAGCGTAGGCTCCGCTGATTAGCTCTTGTGTGATTGGATTAACACCTGCGTTCGTCGGGAATGGTGCAACATTCTCCGCATAAGTAGCAGTCAGTCCGTTGATCGCACCGCTTGCTAACTGAAACAGACCAACGGCACCACTGGCGATATTCCCAGATGTTACAGCGTTATTACCTATGTCACCACTTGTAATACTACCAGAAGTTATACTAGCTCCACCTCCGCCACTCCAGCCAGCGAACCCACTAGCCATATGGAAGAGACCAACGGCACCACTGGCGATATTCCCAGATGTTACAGCGTTATTACCAACGTCCCCACTAGTGATGATTCCGCTAGACAAGGTGAAGCTACCGCCCCCGCCTACTCCCGACGCTAATGCCGACTGCGGGATACTGCCCGATGCGTAGTTCGGTGTATTCACGGAAGCCGCTCCAAGGTCTCCCGACGTTACAATTCCACTCGCCAATGAGAAGCTAACGGGTAGTACGCCACTCGCAATCGAGCCACTGACTACCGAAGCATTCGCAAGCATTCCGCTACCTACAATTCCACTCGACAATGAGAAGGCCGGTGGGATAACGCCGGAAGCAATCTGCCCCGATGTAATCTGACCAACCGAGAATGCACTACCTAAGTGATACTGCCCGATAGACCCCGAACTTATGTTCCCAGAATTGACGGCGTTATTGCCAATGTCCCCTGAAACTACGATTCCCGAAGTAAGGGTAAAGCTACTGCCGCCCACTCCCGACGCTAAGGCGGTTTGCGGGATACTGCCCGAACTATAATTCGGTGTATTCACGGAAGCCGCCCCCAGCGATCCCGATGAAATGATCCCACTAGACAAGGTGAAACTAGAAGGCAGCACACCGGAAGCGATCGACGAGGCAACTACCGAACCGGCCCCAAGCATACCAGAACTAATTTGACCGGACGTTATCCCCGTTAAGTATGTTGCAAATACAGCGGCAGGTGTATCAAGGAAGACATTGAGATTTGCCCCACTGAAATTGACGTTGGTATTTTGGTATGAAGATTGGTAGATGGTATTGCGTTGTATCTGCCCTCCACTCCATACACCTAATCCTGTTTCCCAATTTGTATTGTCGGTACAGACATAGGGTACAGTCGCCGATACCATCCCGCTTGATATACAACCGCTCGCAAACGATTGGTATCCAGTCGTCGGCCCGTTCAATACTAGATTTCCGCTTGTCCCTGGATTACCGCTACAAGTTTCCCAAACGCGATCCGCATACGAAATTGCCATATGCTTTATATAGTCGCACTCCACTACATATTCCTATGGCACTCTGCGGACAACCCATCGGCTCTAATCCAATCTGCGGGGATGGAATCATTCTTGCGACCTATCTGGAAACTTCTAGCGGTGGGACAGTGGGCGGCGGTGCGATCCTTCGTCAGTATGTTTCGGCGAACTCAATCGGCACCTTTCTGTACGATTCCTTTTGGGATTCTCCCAACGACCTAAACCAACATGAAGCCGATACAGGGCAGACGTGGAATAGTTCCCCTACCTACTTTGAGATTGAAGAAGGCGGATTCGTCAATACCATCGAAACCGGACCTATCTTCGCCACGATCAACAGTGGCCAAAGCAATCTTTCACTCGGTTCGACTTTCACTCTTGATGCGGTTTCCCCTGGATACATCGGCGTAGTGTTCCGCTATCTCAATGCCACGAATTATTGGGTAGTCCAGTACGAACAACCGAACGCGGCTTTCAGGATTTTGGAAATAACAGGGGGACTATCTAGCCAATTCGCCTACGCCGTTCTTTCCCTGGACTACGGGACACCCTATACGCTCAATGTGTATGCGAACGGCGGGACGATCATTGCCGACCTAGCAGGAACGGAGATCAGCACGACCGATGCAACGTCCTTCCTTACGAGTACGACCGTGGGACTTTTCTTGAACTCGTTCCCTGGACTAGGAACGGGATTCACAAACTTTCAGGCAACACTGCCCGCGTTCTTCAATACCGCAAGCGGTGGGGGACTTGCGGGCGGCGGAGCGATTTACAATCAAGTGATGCTAGATGTTTCCGACGGCGGAACACTCTGCGGCGGGCAACTCGATTACGACGTAAATGGAGTGGAATACTACTTCCCGCCAAGTTCGGGGGGAGCACTGGGGAGCGGGGCGGCTTCACCGCTTCAAGAGTTGTACAACTACCCAAGCGGCGGAACACTCGGCAATAGCTCGGCACTCCCCGAAGCGACCTACACGCCTACGTCGAACGGAGGGACACTAGGCGGCGGCAGTGCCATCGTATCACATTTCTTCACGGTGCCCGTTGGGGGCGGGGGACTGGCAAGCGGCAACGCCATTACGACCGAAGTGATCGGCTATCTTGGCACAAAGACAATCACCGTACAGGCGATCGCCGATTTAACCGGCTTCCCCCTCGTCTTCACCTTCCGCATTCCTTCCGTGCTTGTGAAGCGTATCCAGGCGACGGACGACGACGAGAACATATTGCCCACCGAATTAGTTGCGGCAGTTGAAGGCCAGACGTGGGCAGTGGTGCGGACGAATCTATCAAGCACGGAAGAAACCGTGATTACATTACAATACGGAAACCATTAACTATGACATGCTGCGGCATACAAACATACACAGAGATTAGCACCGGCGGGACACTGGGGAGCGGCACCGTTGGTATTACCACAAACTTTGAGAACGCATCCGGCGGCATTCTTGGTAGTGGGTGTGCCCTCGTCTCTACAAACAATCTCTACGATGGGTATCTCGGTATCTTCCATTTGATTGAACAGGGCATCGGCGTACCTACCGACTACTTCAACTCGACTGGATCGGCGGATGGTCAAGCGGGACTGCCCCCCTTGAATCCGATTCAAGTGCAAGGAAGTTTATTCTGGCCGACGGACAATCTGTTTAATGGCGGGCAGTATGTCTCTACTCCCATCGACAGTACGAACGGAGATTATTCCGTTACCCTTTGGGCGAAGATAGAAGGTATGTATCTTAATCGCCTCTTTTTCAGTCGAGGGAAAACGAACACTCAAACAGGCGAAGGGGTGAGCATCACACTAGGCCACACCGCCGGTAATCAGATTGTCGGAACGGTTCAAGTCGTTGGGGCGAGTGGATGGAATACCTATACCCTTACCAGTATCGCAACCGTCGATACCGCCGATACATGCTGGCATCACTTCGGTCTAGTGTTTCAATCTGGCGTAGGCGTATGGCTCTATATCGACGGCGTAGAACAGGCGACGATTACGGTTGTTGAAACGGAACTTGTACCGAGTACGACAACGATAAACTTCGGACGAGTGATTGACTACGGATACTTTGTAGGGGAGATGGAAGAGATACGATACCTGCCTTCTGCGTTGAGTGCGGAATGGATCGCAGTAGAGTATGCGAACATATGCGGGGACATTTACACAGTCGCATAGTGATTATGCGAGCGGGAACGATACATACATTTATGGCAAGCGAACGATTTGAGAAATCAGTCGAAGGACTTCTGAAACGGGGCGACGTAGTACCAGAACCCGAACCCAAGAAACCGAGGGCAGGGAAGATCATACCGCAATACATTACGGCCGGCGACAAAACGCAAACCATTACTGCATGGGCAAAGGAACAGGGAACGAGTACGCATACCATCGCCGAGCGGTGGAAAAAGGTACAAGCGGGCAAGATGACGGAAGATGATTTTCTCCATAAGAGAATCAGTCCAGTCGAGCTAGTTCATAATAATAAAAAGAACTCACTAGAACGCACGAACAAAATACGGGTGAAGTCCCTGGAAACTTTGTTTAGTGCCATTGACCGCAACGTGCTTCCCAAGATCGAAGGTGAGATAAAAGCATGTATGCAGGGAGAACAAGACGGGCCAGGGCTGAAGCTACTTTACAAATGGCGAACCCTGTTACCGGTACAGAAACTCGACGAGATACTAGATGCACACAAAGGCATTAAGGCAAACTTCGCTTTCATCATGGGGCAGGGGCAAACGCAACTCCCTGGAAAGCCAACCGACAACGATATCGAAATAATCAAATAGGAAGAATGGTCACACAAAAACTACTAGATTCACTTGAATGGGGCGACTGCTGGAGGAACAAGCGAAGCGGATATATCTACAAGCACTTCGTACCGCACGAGGGGCAACAGGCCATACTCGACAATACGAAGGCGATTTACTTGCTCGCACTCGGCGGAGTGGGTAGCGGGAAAACGGCGTGCGGGTGTTTGTGGTTGATGGGAGAAGTAGAGAAGCACGAGGGGAAGGGAGAATATCTCATCGTCGCCCCGACGCAATGTACGGCGAACTCCGCCACATTGAAGGTATGGGAGAAGACGGTACGCGGCACGCCCCTGGATGGTCGCTTCATCTACGATAAGAGCAATCCCCGATACATACTGCCCCAAGGCGGGATTATCTATTTCCGCAGTGGAGAGGGTTCGCTAAGTGGTATCCATCCCCACGCGGTCCTATGCGACGAATTGGGCGACTGTTCGGAAGATGTATGGATTACCGTAAAGGAAAGAATCGTAGATAGTCCCACTAGCCGCATACTCATTAGCACAACTCCGTACCCCAACAAGTATTCATGGATAAGATCGGAAGTGATCGCACAAGCAGACAAGAATAACGAGGACTACTTCTACCGCTGTTTCCCGACGAGTATGAACCCCCGCCACGATCCCCGCAAGGTGAAGAACGCACAACTCACCTTACCCGATTACCGCTTCAAGATGGATTATTTGGGTTTGTATGAGGCACCCCCGTCCCTCGTCTATACCTTCATCGACAAGGATGGGAACGATTGTTTCTTAGATCGCTTGCCGTTGAATGAAATGGGCGAACCGTCCCTACCGCAAGCCAAGGGATACTTCGGCTCATTGGATTTCGGAGGGACTGCGGCAACGTGTGCCATTGTCGGTATGCTCGACGTGAATGATTGTTTGTGGGTTCTCTGGGAATACTACAATATGCAGAAGCATCAAGACATTGAAAAGGTACTATTCGACCTACGGGAGTGGAACGCTAGTTTTGAGGAAAGAACCGGCAGGAAGATTTCTATATGGTGGTGCGACCATCGACCCGAAATCATCGTGGCACTTCGACGAGGGGGGATCAACGCCCGCCCCGCAAACAAGAAAGGACTAGGTAGGCAGAGTGGAAAAGAACTCGGAATCAGTATGGTACAAAGTCGCATCCGCACCGGACGGATCAAGGTCTTAAAAGCAAACTGCCCGAACTTGAAAATCGAAGCCGCCGACTACCGCTATCCAATGGTCGACGGCGAAGTAGTGAGTACGACGCCGATTGACAATAACAGGGATCACGCATTAGATGCCCTTCGCTATCTTGTGAGTGGGATAGATCGAAAGGCATTCGGGCGAATGGCTAGAAGCTATGTTTTGCAAGGGGGGAATCTTGATGAGTAGGACAAGACGATTCAGGGGCGACGTACCGAAAAGCAAAGCGGAACGCAATATCTTTCATCATCAACACGTAAAATCGTTGAAGGAAGGTTTCGAGCGATACCAAGCCAAGCGGCAACAATACATCGCCAAGATGAGGAAAGACAATGACGGCTAAACAAACGAGCGACCAGAAATTGAAGTCCTTTCACGGCGGGTTCGACATACTCGACGCACTCCCCGACGCAAGACAAGTCAAGGGGAAAAGCAGGGATACGAAGAAAGAACAGGCGATACGGGAAACAAAGCACAAGGAAGCACTAGATATATCGGCAAGGGAAAGGAAGCGAAGGGATTACTTGACCATCGACAACGAAAGGATTTGGACGGTAATCCGATAGGGGGAGCATGACATTAGTAGGCGAGTACGGAAAGGGGTGGGGCGGTGATAAAAAACAACTACTCCAACAATTTGAGCTAACAGTATTTGCGGCGGCGAAGAAACACGCGGCACGTATTGCGGGGGTTCGCCTTCGACTTTATACGCATACGCTTAGCGACAATACCCGACGGCTTGGAAAGATTGAAACGAAGGGATTGAACTTCTGGGAACGGGAAACCCTAGTCAAACGATGCGAGACAAAATATCTAAACACTGGACAAGACCTAGCAGAAGTGATGAAGCACCCTGCGATAGATTTGCTCCACAAGCCGAACCCTGTTCAGCACGGCCGCGAGCTATTCACGTATATTGAACTAGAACGGGCAATCAGTGGTAGCGTCTATATCCATCACATTGACTATCAAGGCGTACCCGCGATCCTATGGCTTCTGCCTTCCTATCTCGTCAAGGTGAATCAGGGGGATGATGGGTTTCCCGATGAATACCGATTCGGGAACGCAAGCTTCAAGCCAAAAGAAATGCTTGTCGATACGACCGAGAACTTATACGCACCGTACAGCGGTCTTCCAGGGCAATCCCCTGTTAAAGCCGTAATGAAGGTACTCGGCTTGCAGTATGACGTAATCGGCAAACTTAGTTCGCTCCTACGCTCCCCGCGTGCTTCGATGATCCTTCGCCCCAAGTCCGAGTTTAATTCGCTTTCGGACGAAACAAGGGAACTATGGCACCGACAAGCCGCACAATTTAAGTCGTCGATGGAAAACGACATAATGATTTTGGATGAAGACGCGGAAGCGACTATCCTTAATGCCATACCCGCCGATTTGAGTGCGATAGAGATAATGAAACTGGTCGAACGCGAAGTAGCGAAGGCGTTCGGAATGAACCTTACAATCTTGGTAGGCGGTGGGGAACAAGCGAATCGGGCACACTACCAAGCGGCCGTTTCGGAATGGCTACAAGGGGGCATTCACTCCCGCTTAATGGAACTAGAAGAATGGTTAAACTACAAATATCTTCCCCTGTTCCCTGATAGTGAGGATTTGTTTTTCGCCTTTGATGATCCCGAACCGAAGAGCGAAATAGATCAAATGAATCTGTATGTTACCGGAGCAGGCGGGCCAGTCATCACCGTCGACGAATCACGCAGCGCCCTCGGGTTTCCGCCCCTTCCAGATTCGCAGGGGACGCGATTACGGGAACTCGTCACCGAACAACCAGGCGACGAGGGGAGCGGGCCGACACCGGAGGGCGACGGAAGCGACCGTGAAGACGAGCCACTGTTACCGCTCGACGATGCCCGCTCAATCGTCGCCAGCGTCGTCAAGGGGGAGCTACCCCGCGACAGTGGGATTGAATTGCTTCGCACCTACGGAATGCCCCTGGAACGAGCTACGAAGATTATGGGCAGTGCTGGAATGCGGAAGACCCCCGCACGGCGTACCAACGTCCCACCAAACGGAAGCCAACTAATCCCGATCCTCCGCAAGCACTTTCAGGAATGGCGTAAAGCGGCACTTGCGGCAGTCCATAAATCGGCGACAGGAATTGAGCGGAAGGACATTGACGGGGGAATCGTCGTCAAGGGTTTGCCCGATGCCTTCGTTCCCGTTGGCGATTGGGATGCATCCTTAGCTGCCGATGCCTTCCCAGTTATTTCAATGATCTTCAAGGATGGCGGGAACAAACTACTCGGTAGGGTAGGTGCAAGCCCGAAAGTGTATGACGTGTTTAATCCCAAGGCGGCGGAGTACGCCCGTCAGGCGACGTTGGATTTCGCAAAATCCACAATGGATTCGACAACGAAGGACTTGAACCAAGCACTCGCCGAAACTAGGGAAGCCATTGCGAGCGGCTTGGAAGTAGGCAGCACCGTCAATGAATTGAGCGACCGAGTAGGCGAGATTTTCGACGGCTTGGAAGATAGCCGATGCAAGATGATCGCTCAAACCGAATCGGCAAGAGCATACAATTTCGGCCTAAGAGACAGTGCGAAAGAATCGGGTGTAGTGAAGGAATTACGTTGGCTTACAACGTCCGATCCATGTCCGGTTTGCTTGGAATTGGAGGGCACACTAATTCCGCTCGATTCGGATGATCTGCCCCCCCAGCACTGCAATTGTTTCTGCTGCCTTGAAGAAATCATTGACGAGAGCGTACTAGATGATGCTGGCTAACCTTGTTTCTTCGGCTTCGTAGTCAATGCCTCTTCAACTGACCATCCATCTAAAAGACGGTCCTTGATTATTGTCCGCTTCACCCCTAGATGCCTTGCCCATTCCGCTATCGTCCTTCGCTCACCCGCAAAGTCCAGATAATGAAATCGCTTTGCTTCCGTCGTCAATGCCTTTTCAAGTGGCCAGCCCCGATTTAATCTATCCCTAAGCGTATGCTTATGCACGCCGATTTCCCTTGCCCATTGCGTTACGGTCTGCCGCCGTCCCTTGTATTCAATGAAGCGATTACGGGAAGTATTGTTGTGTTGCTCCGTCATCGTCGCAAGCCGTACATTTGCAGGCGTATAGTTCCCGTCGTTGTCCTTTCGCTCAATCGTCAATCCGTCCGGTATCTCGCCAAGGTCTTCTAGGAAGTTTGCGAAGTCCTGCCACCGCTCGCAAACCTTAATGCCCCTGCCACCATATCGATCGTAGTGGTCGTGCTTCTCATTCTGGCAACGTGCCTTCATGCCTTGCCATATCTGATAAGTCCTACTCGCCCGCTCCCCTATTGCTCGGCTTGCGTGTCCATGTTTAACGTGTTTGCTAGTCATGTCCTACAGTTTAACATAAAAAGCACCGATAGCAATATAAATACATTGAGCGGAGGACTAATCATGCTTGACCAAAACCTACTAGAAGCACTCGACGACGTAAGAGCGAAATGCAATCGGGCGACCATCGGCTACCAAGATGCAATGCGAATCATCAAAAGCCATTTCGAGCCATACGACAAGACGGACATAATCCAACCAAAAGAGAAGTTCGGGGAGACGGAGTACATTGAGTAAGAATATCATTTGGGCAGAATGCTATATGAAGGGAGACGATACCGACGCGATCGCTAGAAGGTTCTTCAACTACAATCCATATCAGGAATCGAGACACAAGGCGGGACAACTCCATTGGAGTAGGCGACCGTGCGGGGATCAGGATTGTTGGGTACTCCGCTTGACGGAGAAGGTGGAAGAATGAGCGGAGAAATGAAATGGGACGGGGAGCGATACGCGGCGAAGGTGCAACGTAGTCAAGAAACGAAAATGAAAGTGATAGTACGGGAAGTGCGAAACGAAGTGATACAAAACATATCCACCAAAGGGCCGCCCCCGTCTGATCCAGGGAATCCCCCGCATACTTTGACGGGGCACCTACGGCGTAGTATCGCCACCGATGTAGATGTTGAAGATGGGGAGGTAGTCGGGTACGTGGGGACGAATGTAAAATACGCTCGGCGATTGGAACTCCCTACCGAGTTGAACCGTAGCTACCTACTGTATTCGTGGAATCGGATAAAGGACGACATCGCCCGAATTGCGAAAGGAAAGATTGAGTAGAGGATAAATACATTATGGAACAGATAAAAAACGAATGGTACGGGCGACACGGATACAAGTCCTTTACCTTCGACGGCTACACGATACCGATGAAGGACGATGGTTTTGATAAGGAACTTGAAACGCTCTTGAAGGAAGCGGACGATAAAGGACTACACTACAAGCGGGAATGGATCGGATTCGACGGCGTTGAATGTAAGGCGGCTACTGATGAAGAGCCGCAAAAGAAAGTGCTGCTTACCGCGAGCACTTCGGACGTTGATTCCGACCGCGACATAGTGCTTGCAAAAGGGATTTCGTTGGCAAGATATAGGAAGAACCCTGTTTTACTATGGTCGCACAATTCGGAACTCCCGCCAGTCGGAAAAGCACTATGGACTAAGGTAGTCGATGGGAAGTTAAAGCAGGAAGCCGTCATTGCCAAGCGACCAGCCGACCTACCGCCTACCGTGGAATGGTTCGCGTCAACCATTTATGCACTTATCGAGGAAGGCATATTGAAAGGCGTTAGCATAGGTTTCTTGCCTCTTAATTATCGAGATATATCGGAGAAGGAACTTATAGCGAATCCACATTGGGCGAGTGGTCGTAGGATATTGGATAAAAGTTTGTTACTTGAAGTATCGTTCGTGAGTATGCCTAGCAATGAAAATGCCCTTTGTGAAGCGGTCACTAAGGGACTACACAAAAAGGATCACTTGTCCGAACTTGGGTTCGATGTACCTATGTCCGATCCTATGGAATACACCTGGACGGCTTCTGACCTATTCATCCCGACAAGGGAAGTAGTCCTTACGCAGGAACAGAAGGAAACAAATCTCTTGAAGAAAAAGTGTTTGTGATGCGTAAATAATGTGGATTGTAATCTATTCATAGCAAAACAAGCCGGCCCTTTCTGTTGAGCCATTAGGGGACGGCTTTTTTTGTTTCATTTTCTAAGGTAGGTGCATAGATACTTGGTCGGCGTATCAGTCGGAGTCGAGTGATCTATCAGGCGAAAGCCGGAGATTAGACACCCTTACTAGGCGGAGATTACGAGGCGTAATCTTTTTTTATAGTGAGGGTAATACTATGCCTACTGAACCAGTGGCAGCAAACGAGCCGTCGAACGACGAGCTATTCAACAAACTCGCATACCGAGTAGAAACTAAACTAGCCGAGAAAGCCGCGACATTCGGCGAAACAAACAAGAGCGAAATCGAAGAGCTACGCAAGGAAGTAGCTCTAATGAAAAAGTCCCCGCCTAACTACGCGGTGGCAAAAGAGAAGACCAAGACCTTTCTAGGCGAGTGGTTGAAGTGCGTCAAAACTATTCAATCAACGCATACAAGCCCGGATCAAAAGGGTGCGGCTTGGAATGAAATGCAAGACAAGTGGGATCAGAAGACCTTGCAGAATCAGACAACTTCAACGCAGGGCGGATTCTTAGTTCCGCCGCAATTCTCCGACGGTATCTTGCGAATGAGCAATCTCAATCAAGTGATCTTCCGTCCCGATGGATCGGCCGCAAATGTAGTCGATATGTGGTCGGATATCATGTATTACCCAGTATTGGATATGTCGGGTACTCCTACCGGTCAAGGCGATAGTGCCTTTGCTGGCGGTCTTGTCACTCAGTACGCGGCAGAAGGTACTGCCCCAAGTACGACCGTCGTAAGCAATTGGCGGCAATTGAAGATACAGGCGGACAAACAAATTGCTCTGGTCGAGATGACCAACGAACTCCTACAAAACTCACCATACAACGCCGAGAAAATCGTCACCGATGTTTTACAAGAGGAGCTTTACAGTAGATTTGATTGGCAAACCTTTAATTCCAACGGCGAAAACGTCCAAGGCATTCTTGATAGTGCTGGCTTGGTTTCCGTCAATCGAGTGACAGGGGGAGCGGTAGGACTTGCCGACCTAGCACACTTGCTAGGGCACGTACATCCGAGATATGCCGCAGGGTATATTTTCTGTTGCCAACCGAAGACCTACTCGTCATTATTGCAGATCACTTCCAGCAATACCGGCGGACAACTGGTCATGTGGCCGAACAATAACACGATCAACGATGTGCCGACGATGCGTGCCTTTGGTTTCCCGATCATGCTGACCGACAACGTACCCGCACTAGGACAACCAGGCGACGTATGCTTAATCAATCCTTCGCTCGGCTACACGATCGGTATCAATCGCAATGTCGAGATTGCATTGAGCGAACACTATGCCTTTAACTTGGACGCTACGGCTTTCCGTATTACGTTCCGAGCGGGCGGAAGTGTCAATTACCCGTATCCGATTATCTTGAAAGACGGTGTTTCTGTGGTTTCCCCGTTCATCGCACTAGGTACGCAAGGTTCTAGTTTCTTCATGACGAAACCCGATCGAAAGAACGGTGGCAAGCCAGATAGAGACAAGCACGGTAAGTATGTGAGCGAAAAGGACGGGGACGGCAATGCCGTTAATCCCGTACAGTCGCAAGCGAACTTCGCCAAGCAACCGGCCGAGTATGGAGACCCGCACCGCGTAAGCGGATTAGATGGATCGCATAAAGCGTAATGAACTTCGACGAGGGACTAAGGCACGCTAGAAATGGCGTGCCTTTTTTATTTCTGATCCAACCATTTGAGAACGTAGTTGAAGGGATCACGCGAATTAAATGCCGAGTACGAAGCGTAGTTGTATAGCCCCTCGAATGCGTCCCATACTTCGGAGCACCCCTTCAACTCGGCGTATTCGTCGGGCAGGGGATCGGGGAGCAAATGCAACACGTTCCCCGCCGGATCAAGATCGTAGCAATACAGGGGGAAATGCTTCGTCCAAACAATGAAGACGGGACTTGTGCAACAACCAGCAACGTGCCCGATCCCTGAATCAATCGCTAGGGTGCCCGTAGCTCGTTCGATGAGGCAATACAACTCTCCCGCTTCTGCGTAGTCCCGATGCTCCCAGATCGCATTGGGAGAGACGGCAAGCCCTGCCTGGACGATCGCGTTCCCATTCGGCGACCAGTCGAGCAAGACCGGCACAAGGTTCCGCTTCGATAGCTCGCGGCAAAAGTCCGCGACGTCGTAGGGGTTCAAGTCCTTCTCTGGCCCACCGCTTGCCCCCTCGTAATGGATCAGGAACGCCCCTTCATTCGGGGGAAGCGAAGCGTACCAATCATCTACCCGCTTCGCTTGTTCTTCCTGATAGGTGCAATCGTAGGTACAGAGATCGGCGATGGTCGCCAATCCGAACTCCGCGAGAAGGCATTGCGGCACCTTCGTACAAACACCGTCCCAATCGTATTCAGGGTGTCCAAACTGGATATACAGGCAGCGGTCATATTTGAGATTGTCGATCCACCGCATTGAATAATCCGTCTTCCTTGATGAAAACCATTCTTTGACGAGATCGGCGTATAGGTCGCCTGTACCAAGGGAAGACATAACGGAGAACTCGCAATCAGGATAGTAGTAGCGAAGGTGCGAAAGGACGCAACGGAATTGAACGTGGTCGCCTAGACCGTGGTTGAAGCGTAGTAGGACATTCTTTTTGCCGGCGAGATTGTTTGCGGTAATCATACATATAGGTATGCAATACAAAACTAAACAACTCGTCGCCATTCAGCCGCAGTGCGACGACGTACCCGAACAAGTGTCGGCACCCGTCAAACCCAAGAAACCAAAGAAAAAGAAAAAGGACAAGAAAAAAGGTGGGAAGTAAATGCCGAGTATTCTCTGGAACGATCCCCTACTAGCGAAGTTCAATTTCCAACCAAGCCAAGAGGCACAAATTACCGCCATCATTCAAGCGGTAGATTTTGCCATTGACCGCGAGACGAAAAGAAACATTCTCTATAATCAATGGGATCGCTGTTTCACGATGCTCGGCACTGGCGAAATCCATCTATCATCTTGGCCAGTTGAAGCCGTCCTTCGCGTAATGGATCGACAAATCTTCTGCGTTCAGATCGCAGGCACCGCGACAATCAACAATGTCTCTACAACTACGTCGAGCGTAATCTTGACGCAGATTAGCGGGGGTATCTCTACGGTGACGATGCTCACCTATGCCGCCTACCCGACGTTGAATGCACTGGTAGAGGCGATCAACAATGTCGCTACCTTTTCGGCAACACTGGGGCAAAGCATCGACGGGGATTTGCCCTCGTCGGACTTGAAGGCGGGGCAGAGTGTGGCAATCACTACCCAAACGCCTACCGGTGCCTTGGCCGTCTGGACGGGTGCCCCTGGAAGTTTCGGACTAGCAACACCCGACTTGCCAATTCTGAATCTTTTCTATGGCACTCAATTCGGGGATCGCTTCGCAGCAGGGTTCAATGGATACGAACCGTCGCCTGCACGGATGCACGCGGGCAATCAATCCGAAGTGTGGCCATATCAGAAGATCAGAGTCGTTTGGACGGGCGGATATGGGAACGACGGACCTTGTCCCTACCCCGAAGACCTTGCTTCCGTAGTGGCACAAATGACGGGATACATGGCGACCGACAGGACGGGGGTTATCACAAGCGAAAACTTCGGAGTAGGCAAATACCAGTATAGCGTAGGACAAGTGCAACTCGACAAACTCCCGCTTACTTACAGGAAGATATTGAATAGCTATAAGTTCAGGAAGGTCTAATGTATGAGCATTTCGCAACAGGCACAAACAGCGATCGACATTTACGACGTGGAGTATCCACGCGGTTCGACCGGTGCCTACGTTCGCACCTATACCTTGACGCAATCTACAACCATCCTTTACCTGGACAATACCGAAACCATCGACAAAACACATAAGCAACGACGCGAGCAACAAATGGGAATCGTGATGAGTGAAGACCCGCTCGTATGGGAGAACTTGCACGACTGCTGCGTAATCAATGGTACTCAATTCCGAGTTTGCCACCGTGAGGATTTGGGAAGTAAGGGATTGTATTTCTGGTTTAGTGTAGAGGAAGATATAAACCCTGGAAGTTTATCCGAGTACATTTCAGGGGGCGGACTTGTCGGCGGCGTCTCTACCGCTAGTTTTATGGGAACACTCGGCGGAACACCTAAGACATTTCACAAAGGGGAAAGCATATGAACTACTGGATTTCAAGAAAGAACAAATGGACTACATCAACGACCGGAAGCAAATACAAACTATTCCAGCATTCCGTCAATCGGGGATTTATCCTTAACATAAAGCAAGCGACCAGTACGGCCGCATTGCATCGGGTAGCCGATACGCTGAAATCAACGGACTATCTACGGGCGTGCGAGTGCCGACTACACAACTGCGATACCTTGGGAGAGCATGACTAATTCGCTAACAGGGGCAATACTCAATTTCTACGCTAGTTCGCCGAACAACGCGAAACTACAAGCGGACGTAGGCGACGGGTTCTATACGGATGAAATGCCGTTCAATACCCTTCGCCCCTACATAGAGATTGAACAGACGGGGACGCATACCTACGCCGAGTGCAAGGCGGCAGGGGCACGCGGGCGGATTGAAGATATCATGATCGCGTTCAACGTCTATGCGAAGGATAGGGACACCGCCGAGCAAATCTTGTACGACGTAGAAGCCCTGTTCCTGAACACGACATCGCGGCTCACCCTGGATAACTATACTCACTATACGCAGTACCTAGAAAATCGCGTCTTCGCCTACGATCAGTATGGTTGGCTTGGGAGTTGCGAAATTAAGTATCGACTGCAAAATCTGCAATAGAAAGGATACATACAAAGGGAAGCATTTTGTAGAGGGTTAAGTATGACAACGCCAGTTTTATATCCAGGGACAATCGGAAGCGTAATTTTCAATAGCGTCGATCTTAGGGTTCAGAAATGGACTTTCGGAGAAAAGGGCACCGTCAATGAAACGACAACTAAATCGGACGGCGGATACTACAAAGGTGTCGTTACTAAGATGAAGGGTGCGGGAAGTTTCGAGGCGATCTACGATAGTACCATCAACGGGGGCACCGTCCCACCGTTGAAGATTGGATCGCAAGCATCGGCAAACTTCCAATTTGATACCGGCGGTGTGCAGATTACCTGCCCGATCATCACGATTACGGATTGCGACTATACAAGCGACCGTGATGGAATGCTTACCTATACATGCACCTATGAGACATACGGGACATATACGCTACCCACTCAACTAACATCATAAGGAACGCCATATAGAAAATGATAGATGCCCTCTGCCGCTCCCCCGTCCCATATGCCTTTGACGGCAAGACCTACGAAATCTCTCCATTAACAGAAGGCGACTTTGCGGACTTTGTTTCTGCGGTACGTTGGCGAACACTCCACGAACTCTTGCAAGTTCCAAACTGCCCGCAAGAGATAATCAATGAAGAGTATAGGGCAGCACCAAAAAAGATACTCGGCATGAGTAGTCCAGAAATCTATGAACAGATAGAAGCACAGTGGGCAGTTGTCGAAATGGTTTATCTCGGCCTTCGCGGTAGGCATCCCGACATTACGAGGGAAGCGATAAGCAAGTGGGATTCCTATACAACCCATCGGATGCAAGAAATACTCTTAATCATTTCGCAACCGTGGTGCTCCCTGGACGATGAGAATAAAAAAAAAGCCCAAGCACTACGGACGTGCAAGACGGCGGAGGAAGTGGAAACGTGGATGGTACAGGAAGCGAATGCACGGATAGCGAAAAAGAGCGAATTGAAATCTTCTCCCGCCAAGTAGATGCCTATCGCAAGGCACTCGAAAATCTCGGTCTTACTCCCGACATATTGAAAACTCTATCTTGGAATCAACTGTGGCTACTGACTACCGATAATCCCCTGGACGGTCATACGGGAACAAAGCGGTTCGGAACTCTTATACAGGCGGCCGAATATCTTGAAAGAAATAAGCATTCGCCAACCATAAATAAGGAATGCCAGACGAGAAAATCGCAGAAGCATTCATCAAAATCACAGCCGATCACGCCGACCTTAAAAAGAAACTCGGCGAATCAAAGCACTTGCTTGGGGACTTCGTAGGGGAAGCAAAGAAATCCCTTCTAGCTTTTGGCGGAGTGCTCGCGGCGGGCTTCACGTTGGAAAAGATAATCGAGGCGTTCGCCCATGCGGAAGTGGCGACCAATCAACTGAAAGCCGCCCTTACGTCCATCGGTGCCCCTGTTACAAGCACGATGCATAAACTAGAAGAGTACAACGATACGCTTCTAGCGAATACGACAATCGGCCACTCGGCAGCAATGGAAGCCGAAAAGTTCGCTATCACTCTCGGCGTACCCGTCCAACACCTTGAAGCAATCACAACCGCCGCCATCGGTCTTTCCCGCGTCTATTCCATAGATTTGCAATCCGCTACCAAGATGGTAACGGAAGCAGGCGAAGGGTACTTCACGAAACTCCAACGCATGATACCCGCCTTGAAGAATGCCAAGAATGCGGAACAGGCAAGAGCTATCGTATCCGAACAAGTACGGAAAGGACTTGTCCTAGAAGCCGAGTACATGGATACGTTGTCGGGTATGTGGGCACAATTTGAGAACCACTTGCACGGCGTAGCGGTGGCACTGGGGACGATGCTTGCCCCTGCCTTGAAGGTGGGGACGGAACTACTAGACCAACTCGCAATCCATATGAAGGATATTCTCGTAAAGGTAGGGGCCGCGTCCTACGACATACCGAACCTATCGAAGATGCTCAACGGATTGTTTTCCACTCTGAAAGGTTCGGGCGGTATCTGGGATTGGTTCGGTAAGGCAGTGGTCTCGGTCGCTCAAACTATGGTGAGTGCCTTCGATAGTATGGTGGGAGCGGTGGAAACACTCGGCGAATCACTTGCCGCTCTCAAAGGTTTGATGGAAGGTATCCGCGACGTGAAGGCGGGCAACACCGGCTTTCAACAATGGATTGCTAGGGTAGTTGCAAATGGAATGGTGGGCGATCCAAAGAATATCGAAGCGACAAGGAAGGCACTACTAGAAGATCAGGCACGTCAGAAGGACGACAGCAAAAAGGCAGTCGTCGATTGGAAGAAACTGATTGAAGAACTACGGGGAAAGATAAAGCCGCTTCCGTTCGCGGGTGTCCCTGGACTACCTGGAGGCAATGCAAAAGAGAAAAAAGAAAGTATGTATGAAGTGGGCAAGATCTTTCACGGCACTGGTAGTGATGCCTTGGCGACCGGCGGTGACATTAAAAAGCTGGGGGACCGCATCATATCGAAGAAAGACGTAGTGAAGGTGGAAGCCGCTCGAATGCCGATAGTCGCTTTAAGACCGGGACAAGTCGCACCGAAACCACTGAAACGAGTACCGCGACCGAAGCGACC